TATTATCTGTATGAACATAGTTGGCATCTTGAACTAAGTTAGCTGGTTTATTTAAAATTGCTGCATCGCCAGTTGTTGCATTCCAGTCAGCATTAACGTTAACTTCTGCACCTGCAGCAATATTTGCAAGTTTAGTTTTTTCGCTCTATGTAAAGTTTGTATCCGATAATCCCTTACCATCTACTTTGTCTACTTTACCAGAAAACAATAGATCTAGTTTAGTTTTAAAGTAAGATAAAAGATCTATGTCAATTAATTTTTGTAAATCTACTGCCATTTTATTTCCTCCATTAATCAAATAGTTTATTAATTGCAGTTAAATCTGCCTTTCCAATACTAAAGTATTCTAAACTATTATCTCCTTCTAAAATTGGTTTAGAATTAATGGAAGGCTTATTTAAAATCGATTTATAATCAATTGGGGATTCTGAGAGAAATGGGAGATCAGATAATAATGTGACTCCATCTCCTATTTTTATATTTGGGATTTTTGTTCTATTATTTATATAATAGTTGGTATATATATAAATAGATTCATTTTCAGAAACTAGATCTGGCTAACCATTCCAACCTTCACGAGTATTATAATATATTGGCCGCAAGTTTAACTCGGATAATCCTATATTTCCTTGTAAAGTTACTGAGTTAATTTGGGGCTTATTTCTTAAATTATTGTAATCTTGACCACCACTGGGTGTACCAGGATTAATAGTCTATGAAATATCTAGATCATAAAGGTTGTCATTTAATTCTAATTCAATTAAACCATCATTCTCTAATACTATTCCATAGTCAGCCATTATTCTAATACCTCTTTAAGTAGATTTTTAAAGAGCATTATTTTTTTTGTTTTAGTAGCTGCTCGCGCGCCGTTAGAGTAGGTCCAGTTTAATTGAATTTCTGCTTCTAAATTATAACGAAAAGCTAAAGTTTCTTCTTGAGTGAAGCTTACTTGAAGAATATTTTTGTCTAAAATGACTATATCTTCACCAGTTTTGGTATATTTAATACTACCTTGACGAATTGTAAAGTAGATATGTTCTGGTTCATTAAAGTCTAAATTTTCATCCTATACTGTTAAAGTAAAGGTTGGAGTAGTTCCTACTATCATTTTCTTTACCTCCAAACTACAGCTATAAAAAAGTGGAAAAAGAAAAAGTTAACTATTATAATTTGAATATTAATAAAAACTATGATATTTTATAATAAAGAAGGTGAAAGAATGTTTAAAGTAAAAAATAGAAAAACAGAAGAAATAGTTCAAGTTTTGGATGCATATTGTGATGAATATGGAAAAACTTGGTTTTTACTTTGGGTAAAAGATAAATGGTGCTGGCGCGCGGCTGATATGTTTGTTCCACCAAATTATACACCAAAGAAAAAACTTATAATTGCGAGCAGCCGCAGTTTTAATAATTTTAGACTTATTCGTTCTGTGTTAGATGAAGAAGTAGATACTATTGAAGAAGTAGTATGTGGTGAGGCGCAAGGTGCTGATAGTTATGGTAAGGCTTGGGCACGGTATCATGATATTCCAGTAAAAAGTTTTCCTGCTGATTGGCAACGTGATGGCTCGGCTGCGGGATATATACGAAATCATAAAATGGGTGATTATGCAGACGAGTTAGTTGCTTTTTGGGACGAAATTAGTCCAGGTACAAAAGAAATGATTCAATATATGCAAAGTTTAGGAAAACCAGTAAGAGTTATAGATTTTAATATGTATAAACCCCAGGAATAACCTGGGGTTTTTATTAGGCTAAATTCCATCCATATACATCAGGTTGCCATACATTATTATCTATAATAGAAATGTATATTGGCCCATCCGCGTTAGGATAATGCACTTTATCGCCCATCATATAGGCATCCTGCGCCCCGGTGGGCTGCTTCCAGACGGGGATCTCCCCCGGTTTGGCAACCTCCGTCCAGAGGGCCGGGACGTTGGGCGGCTCCCAGCCGGTCTGGGAAGTGTGAGCCTGGACGCATTTATAAAGTTTGCCGTCGTATCGCATCCGAACGTCCACGGTATACGCGGTATTCGTTGCCCACGCGGGGAACAGCTCCACCGCCTCCAGAGCGTCGGTGTCATCAAGGGACGCGGAGGCTTTTTCGATCATAGCCCGGAGCATCCGGGCTTTCTCGCGGCTTATCATTCGCTCACCCCCAGAATGATGTTGAGAATTTCCTCAGCCTCTCCCTCTTCCACGGGCATCAGATCGCCCTCGGTGTAGGTTCGGCCAAACTCTGCCGGGTCACAGGCCTCGGAGTATTCCACACCGTCCCGCACCACATACCGTCCCGCGTCGGAGGCCGTGCGGATGAAGTCTCGGCCGTTTACGTTAAAGTGTTCGGTTACAATCATGTCGCGCCTCCTTATGTGATGGGCGTACCGTCGACGTACTGCGTCTCATAGATACTGCCCTCGATGGGAAGGATCCGGTTGTTGGCATAGCCGAGAATGGTACTCCAGTTTGTTGCAGATTGATAAGCCGTGATCTATGCTTTTGGGACATAGAGAGTGCCACCAGCACCACCGGATGCGAATTTGGTGTTAACCACTATATTAATGTTGTCCAATGTCGGGACACCATTCCTCCGTATCACAAGAACAGCAAAATTTGAATTTTGGGAAAAGGCTTGTTGTCGAATTCTTGTCAGACTCGGCCCAAAATCCAACTCCTTTAGATAGCCGCTCGCTATGTTACAGAATGTTTGAACCGCAATATCAGTTGCTTTTGGAAAAGCCATCTTTTGGAGATGCGTTCCGTAAAAAACATAACCATAGAACGTTGTTACATTGTATGTTTTTAGGGATGCCAACTAACTACACTCGCGAAAAGCTCCAGCTATGATTTTTGTGACATCATTTGACTCATACGATGTAAGCCTGTTCTCACAACGTTTTACGAGAAAATCCTCTCCACCTGTTTCAATCGCCTCCACCGCGCTCACAAACCCGGCGGGAAAAGCGAGGTCTGCGCTCGTCCCGCCCTTGGTACGGATGGCGTTGGCAACGCTGGTGAGATCTGCGTTGAGCTGGGTTGAATCAACTAATTTATCTACTGCCATTAATAACTACCTCCTTGCCATGTTGCCATTGTCACAGGCACAACCACACCATCAGAACCGACAACCATGAATTTTCCAGCGTTTCCAGCTCCTTGATTGGATGCTATTGCTCCTACCTCGGAGGCTGTGGATGGGATACTCAAACTCACTGCACCGGTCTGCCCGTTAACAGATTCTACCGGATATGGCGGTGGATTATCAGGGCTGTATTTTTTGGCATCGATAATGTCTTGAATCGCTGCGGTTCGATATTTAACATCCGCTGCATACTTTACAGTCACCGGTCCAGACGGAGACCAGACAATTGTTTCTTTTCCGGGAATACCCTTAATTGTTCGAATCGTTTCATCTCCAGTATAAGAAGCGGAGCCTCCAAGTACTCCCCATGGCGTATACTCGCTCGATTCAGAGGCGAGACGGATCATCGGATAAAACACAAGATTATCCACGGTAACTCCGCTCTTGATCTCAATATAAGCCCTGGCTACTTCTTTGGTGTCGGTAACCGTAAAAGAAACTCCGTTTCCAGTATCTCGAAGGAAAGCTGTATTACCACCGCCTACGTCTTGCCTACGAAGACGCATAGCATAGGTATTTGCGCCGGCTCCTTCCGGACTCCCGGACAGGATATAACTTCCCTTTGGAAGTGGAATTCTAGATGTGGTACTGGAACCTGTCAAATTTATACTACTGTCTGCAGTAGCTGTTCCGTTGGCGGTTACACTCATATCATCATTTATGGTATAAGTTATTCCATAATTTGTTACGGAATACCCGGGAACCATATTCTCATATGATTGCCAAATCATATTGTGGCCACGCCTGTAAACAGTCTTGCTCCCGGTATCCTCTGTACTAATAGTTACTTCTACTTCTGGTAAATTTATATCTGGAGTGAATACAACATATTCGCCAGTAATAGTCTCATAAATATCATTAGTTTTTTCAGTAAATGCAGTTGACAATTTATTTAAAAAATAGGATAATAAGTCAACATTGACTAATTTTTCAAAATTTATAGCCATTTTGGCCTCCAGTAATTAAATATATTTGCCGCGAAGCGCAGCTTACGTCTCACTTTTGACCATAGGGTTCCTCTCAGTTGATTTGCAGCTCAGTTACCACAGGAATATGGTCAATTGATTTCCCATTGAGATAGTTCAGCTTCGTCGCGTCGAAAACGACGTCCACTATATCAATATTTTCAGATACAATGATCGAATCAAGCGCTGTCTGCAAATCGTCAATCGTTGATGCTGTGGTTGCATTTGAATACGTTTTTATAAACCCCGCGTCTGGTGAGTTGTTCACCAGATGATACCCAGCGTCCACAAACATCTTATACATCTATACATAATCGTCCGAGGAAGTAGATGTAGCATTGCCATTGAAGTCCCCCGTTATAATGCAGTACTCGCACTGTTCTGCGGTTTGAAACAGTTCTTGCATCTATTGCCATTTAACCGATTGCGTCAGATAGCATAAATGCGTGTTAATGAACGTTACTGTTTTTCCGCCGAGTAAAATATCCGCTTTCATATAGGCCCTTGTCTCGTTGTATTCCGATGCATCAAGAGGATCCTGCACTTCATAATCCGCAATAACAAGATTGTGTAGTGGAAGCCGCTTCGTTGCTATCATTACTTTGTTATTATGATTTGAGAGTTGCTTGACAGAATATCCTTTCAGCATTGTCTGCCCTGATTTCGGCATGGTCCCCAAAGTGTATTCGCTTAATTCTTGCAGTCCTATGATGTCCGGTCGGTATTTGTTGATAATGGCAGTTTGCATCGCAGTCTGACTGTTGATGTTGTAAAATTTTCCGACGTTGTACGTCATCACCTTTACGCGACCTGTTTCCGGGAAGATCAGGTCACCGTCTCCTGCGTATGCGGATGCCTGTGATTCACCATCAGAATTATAACAAGTGAAGATTTCTTCTCCCTGAGAATTAAATATACTCATCTCCATTACTCCGTCTACTCAGGGAATAGGGTAGCGTACAGTGCGGCAAGAGATTGTGGTCCATCCTCATTCTCGAATACCACTTTTTTCAACAAGTTATACACGGCCAGCATTCTCTCTGCGATGTACGATTTGGTATCAGCGGCATATTGCACCATCACTTTTCCCGACGGTGACCATACGATGGTTTCCTTTCCGGGGATGCCGACGATTTCTTTCGTTTCTTCATCCGTGGTAAATGAAGTTGAACCGCTTTCAGTTCCCCATGGGGTATATCCAGCGGAGGCATCAGCAAACCGAATCATTGGATAAAACGTGAGATTGTTCACGGTTGTGCCACTCTTAATCTCAATGTAGGCGCGAGCGACTTCTTTGGTGTCAGTGACCGTGAAAGAGTCTCCGCTACCAGTGTCTCTGAGAAACGACGTATTGCCGCCTCCAACGTCTTGTCTGCGTAACCGCATAGAATATCCAGTAGATGACCCGCCTGCTGGGCATCCGGATAAAATATAGCTCCCCTTTGGCAGCGGGATTCTGCTTGTGCTGGATGATCCGGTTATATTCAGGCTGCTGTCAGAGGTCGCAGTCCCGGTTGTTGTGATGCTTTTGTCTTCATTTATGGTATATGTAATACCGTTAATCGTTGTAGAATATCCAGGAACCTAGTCAGTGTACCCTTGCCAGATCATATTGTGTCCGCGCCGATAGATAGTTTTACTCCCGCTCGCTTCAGTCTTGATGTTGACAGTTGCTACCGGTGAACTAGCGTCTGGAGTAAAAACTACATAATCGCCGGTAGCGGATGTGCGGATAATTCCAGCTTTCTCCGAAGTTATTATCTCAACGTTTTCTGCCAGCTCGTCAAATTCTTCCTGGGATACTAGCCCGGTGCTATTGACCTCCACATTATTTATCTCCGTTCCAACACTCGTAGCAGTCCAGTGCGCAGCATTCCAATTTTCTGGAGTTGTGATAGCAGTAGTACATCTATAAAGCTGCTGCCCATTCATTACAAGCGCGCCTACTTCATAAGTTGCGCTAGTGCTATAATCTCCGCTTATTACAGATCTATTTGCTTTTTGATTGTTTACAGTCTATATTGCTGTATATGCGCCACCACTCTATACTGCATTGGTACTACCAGATATAGGTTGAGCATCAACATTATATATAGAACTATCTTCATCACTATCAATCCATAAATCTCCAACTCGCGGATTAGACGGAGCGGAGGCCTATGAAGCTGGTATATCAAGTTTTCTATCAAATTCATTATCTAAATTTGTTGCTGTAAAATGTGTAGCATCCCATGCGCCAGCCGCGTGAGCAGCAGTACATCTATAAAGAATGCCTTGATATGTACAATAATCTTTTACTGCATAGGCAGTAGTAGTATTAAATTCTCCCGCAACTTCTGGCGCAAGTGCGGGATCAGTATTCGGAAAAGTTATACTATGTAAAGTTGTATTTGGCATATTATTAATCCTCGCTTAAATAGTAATTACTAAATTACCATTATTATTTGTATATTGAACAGAAGTTTCTGGCAAAACAAAATCAAAATATATAGTATTTAAATCAGTACTATCAGTTCCCATTCTTGCAACAACTGAAGGTGTTGTTCCAGTTGTAACATTACCAATAGCACAAGTCCAAGGTTCTCCACCATCTACTATTGAATAAGTAGTATAGTGTGAGATAGT